GTGTACTTCTTGGCTTCTTCGGCTAAGTTTTTTTGACTCAATGTTCTTTACCTTTTCTAAATTGAAGAAGTAGGATTTGTTAAAACCATACTCCCAATCTTTATTGTCTTTAGAGTCTTTACGGTAAGGGTTAGAAATATTACCTACCGTAAAGTCCCTTCTGCCTCGTTCGTATGGTTTCACTTATGAACCTCCTTCATAGCTTCTCGCATCTTTTGCATATACCAATCAGCCTTATCCATATCTTCTACAGGATTTTGTTTATACCTGTGACGATGTTGGTACTTAATCATATTACCGTGACAGTACGCAATAAACCCTTCAACTCCTAACACCTGTTTAACGTAGTCAATGCATTCTATCTCACCTGTGTTGTAATGTAAAGGTTTAGTTACAGGGTCAAAAGAATTATCTTTTGGTAAGTTCCACTTGGTCATGATAGTATTAACTTTCTGTATCTATATTAAAAGGTAATGAAAAACACTGGCTTACTGCCTTGGCATTATCATCTGGTCTTGACTTGTACAAACGTAGCATATCATGTTCTCGCCATGATTGGCAAGACTCTTCTGTTCTAAATGCCATGTTTGGGGCGTGTATTGAAAAAGAACTTTTTACATTTACTGGGTTAGTTAGTGTTATTGCTACTACATAAATCCAAATCATTTTACTTCTCCTTTTATTTGTCTATATGGTTCTCCAAATATATTTTAGCTTTGCTTACTCTTTCAAGACTGTCTTTTAATCCACCTAATCCTGTGTTACAGTTGCCACATAGCCACCCTCTGAATGTTTCAGTTTTGTGGCAGTGATCTAGCACCCATGATTGTAGTTTCTTCTGTCCTTTACTGCTTATTTCTTTTAGGCTCCTCTGGCATATAGGACACAGATAATTTTCATCAGGGTAAGTATTTAAGGTTTTTAAATGCTCTACTACATTTACTTGTTTCTTCTTGCAGGACTTACACTTTCTTTTTATTTCTCCTGATGGCACACGTTGAAAGTTTTCAACAGGTTGGATTATACCACAGTCATTACACTCTAAGCCCCCCTCAAGTAGAGGAGGAATTAGATTATTAAACAACTCAAGTTGCATTAGGTAATATCCACCATCTCACACACATCTCCACTACAGGCCATTGTTTGCATACCACTGGTGTTGTCCTCTTGTTCGTACTCAGATAAATTAGACCAGTCAATACTCTTGGGCATAATAGATAGAAGGTTACGATAGACCGTAATATCTACATCTTGATACGGAGCCTGTTGATAAGTATGCTCATTGAATGGTAGGAAAGATACGCCTGACATTTCATCAAAGTGCTTGTACACAAATGCTCCTACTTCAAACCATTCATCAGCCTTGACGTTGATCGTAACACTAGGCTTATGCTCACACCAATGACGTTGATACATCAACCACATCTCTAGCTGTTCTAGTGCAGACATATCAGCAGTATGGATAGCACCTAGGGGTGATTGCATTGGGAAGCTGAACACTGTGGTAGCGTCAGGCTTCATTACGTCAGGCTCACTTGGTACACCCTGATCAATCATGAACTGTGTTAGTGGGTCTTTATTGTCACCGCGTACAGTACGGATATAATAGGGAGAATGACGAGCATGTATTCCAGAAGCCGAATCAACCAGTTGGGAAACTGTTCCACTGGGCTTGACACAAGTAATAGCAGTGCTAACAGGGATAGAAAGCTTGTCAGCCCACTCAGCATTAGTAGTAACAGCCACATTTTTAAGATACTCCAATGTTTCAGCTAATCCTTCATTAGCTGCAGTCATTAAAGGGTTGTCCATTATCCCCGTGAGAGACACACCGAGCAATCGTTCTGCTGCGGTATTGTTAGACCACACTTTACGCAGGTACGGAAAGTTGGTGAAGGTGGATTGTATTGTTCCAAGTATAGTTGCAAGGCGGACTTTTCTTGAAAGGTCTTCCATATTGTCTGTGGCACGGACAACAACTTCCGTAAGATTACAGAACTGATTCGGTCTGAGGATGATTTCCGAACAGGGGTTTGTGCCAAACTCATAGCAAGTTTCTCTACGGCCATTTTTTCCTGCTTGCTTAATTGAAGCTTCTCTATTAAATACACCACGTTCTCCACTCCCACTTTCCATTAAGGCTGTCCACTCACGCATGAAAGCCATACTATCAGGCTTCTCAGTGTAAGAGACAGAGTTGTTAGCCAAGGCTCTATGCCCAGCGTTTTCCCACCAGTTACCTGACTTAGCATGACGCATACGATCATCAGATAGATTTGATAGGCTAATCATAGCACTACGACGGACACCACCTACTACTACAACCTCACCAATCTTACACATCAAGTCGTGACACTCAATGCTAGACAGCTTACGACCTTGTGCTGCACGGAATGTTGTAGTAGAAAAATTAAACAGATCAATAAGTGGAGAAGGCCCACTAGCACGTCCGCCAAACGTCTTAAGTCTTGCACCTGCAGGACGAACCTTACTAACATCCCACTTAGGGATTTCACCAGCCCATAGGAGTGCTAACACTTGCCTGAGACCTTTCGCCCAACCTTCCTTGCTATCCTTAACCACGACAGTCGTGTCACTCTGGAAAAGAGTAGGCACATCAGGGAGTTTACTAATGAACTGCCGCTCAACACTGAAGCCAACCCCAGTACCACAGAGGAGGATGAACATAGCCTCATCAAAGGACTTAGGGTCATCTACGGGTAGGTAGGAGCAATTATACATACAGGTGTTGTCACGCTCTGCAGCTTTACCCGCAGTCATTAGTGAACGCATACTGGGCATAACTTCTAAGCCTAGGATAGCGTTGGCAACATCTCTATATGTATCTTTGTCAACAAAGCTATCAACAATATTAAGCATATAACGGTCAACAGTTTCTGTCCACGTCTCACGGCGTCCTTTGTCTTCAAGCCATCGTGCGTAACGACTGGTTGCAATAAAGGTCTGGTAGTCTGTTGGTAGATAGTTGTTACTCATTTGTCTTCACCCATTCTCATACGAAATATTTCTCTTCTTCCACGCTTACCTAAGTTCGCCTCAAAGATAGTTTTAGCTTTCTCAAGTAAAATGCAAGCAAACAGCAAGGTTTCTTCCCTGCTGTCGCACATCATAATCTGTTGGTCAATAGGTCTTATTAGCTCATTGGCCCGAATTTGTATCTTGCTCTTTTTACCTCTCATCCCCACTCCCTTTTAGGGTTCCCCTAGACTCACGACCGTCTAGTTTGACCATGTTTTGTGTGATGACAGATGCTAGGTTGAAGTTGTAGTAGTTAGCTAGTGCTGTAGTATAAAAAAGTACGTCACCCAGCTCACCTAGGATAGCTTCGGGTGTTACTTTTGTCTTGTCACGGATACGTTTCTTAATCTTACCTGCTACTTCCCCAGCCTCTTCACAGAGACCAAGAACATTTTCATTGAGTCGGTCTTGTGGGTCTGTAATAATCTTACGCTCTACCCACTCACTGTAGCCTTGAAAGGCTTTCATATCTTCTTCAGTAATCATTTAAAAGACCCTTTTAGTTTGTTCATAAGTATTTCTTTTACAACATTTAAACTACTCAACTGATAGGTAAGGGTTGTCCCCACGGAGTGATTCTTTTGTAGCTCTCCTACCCAACTTAATTGTTCTTTGTTAAACGTGTCTGTGTCGTATTCAACATCGTCTAGTGTTATCTTAGTCACTTAATGTTACCTCACAGTTTGTTATCTTTACGTCATCTATATCATACATGATATTGTACATTAGTTCTTTTATTACAAAGGGACTAGAGGGGTTGTACACCTCTAAGAAATTAGCAGAAGGATCAACTTCTATATTTATTATTACTTCATATTTCATTGTCATAAGTCCCTAGTTATACTCAGCTACACGCATTTGTCAATAGAACAAGTGACAATTATTAATATTTTAATCATCATAAATTCCTTGTGGATATTCACCCTCTAGTTCAAGAGGCTCTATGTTTTTGTCAAAATACGTTTTCCATTCGTATGCTCCGTCTAAAGAGTCAAACCAAAAGTTGTGTTCATCTATCTGTTTATCAACTTCTACTTTACACACCAGTAGATAAGCAAAATCCTCTGGTAACTCATCTCTCTCAGGCATATCTTCACGGGATATTGGACCCTCAATAATACCCCAAACTTTAACTGCATCACTCACTATCTTTACCTTTCCAGTTTTTTAACAACTCCATGTAATGATCCATACCAACAACAACAAGCCAAGGCTTTCTGTCTGATCTATAGAACACTACAGGCTCTCCTTTAGCATGGTTAGAGGCTTGCTCCAAGTACCCATACACAGTTTTAAGTCCTTCTTTTCTTCTTTTTACCTCAATAGAAAGAGGTATCTTTTTTCTAGCAGCAGGACTTAATTGTATGTCTTCGCCTGTATCACCCATAGTTGTTGACTTGATATCATCAGGCTCAAACTCTGAAAAGGTTTCAAGTAGTTTGTCTCTTACTTCTTGTTGACCTGTACGACCTTTAGCTTTAGCTGCACTTGTCTTAGACATAGGGTGGCTCCCATATTTCCCCTACTTCTCTTCTTAACCAAAGAAGCCTAGCATTTTCAATAACACGATCTTCGTTACCATCATATGCACTAACACAAGCATCCCACAGTTCAATCTCACTATGGCAATCAAGTAGTAGTTTCTTTGCTTTTACTGGCCCACATTTATACAGGCCAATAATGTTGTCAGCGGTGTCACCAGTAAGTATCTGAGTGTAGAAGAACTTAAGTCCTTGAGATTCTCCTACGACAGAGAAACGCCTCTTACTCAGGTTGTAGTGAAAGCAAGGTATCTGTAGCATGTCCTTATCAATACTTGCAACAAGGGCATTCTTTCCGTAGTTAGTGGCTTCTATTGCTATCAGATCGTCTGCTTCCTCCTCACTGCTAATGATTGCATCATATCTATTGCACATATGCTCTCTAATAGCAGGTAGGTGTACTGGTTTAGCCGAATCCTTACGGTTGCCTTTGTATCTAGCTGTCTTTGCTATATCAAACCTGAAGTTCCCTTTACCTGTAAGGTAGACTTGATGATGCCCACCAGTAAAGTAATTGGAATCCTCCAAGGCCATCGTCACCAAGTCATCTGTCTTTGACAAGGCTTCAGCAACCGTAAGATCGTTAGAGGAAAACCCCGCACGATAGGCTATGATATCACCATCAATTAGGGTTTTCCAAAGTTTTTTCATTAGAAGGGAATTTCATCCTCTAATACTTTGCTCGGCTTTGCAGCTTTATCAGGGGGTGGGCTACTCACAGACTCATAGATAGGGATGCCAGAACTACCAGTGTGTTCTACATGGTCATGAACATCAATACGATCTAGTCGGCTACCAACAGTACCGTACTTAGTGTCATAGACTGACAGGTACACATCAGCAATAGTACCATTACCTAGCTCACCATCTTCAAACATCCAAGGCTTGTTGCTGTTAGCCTTGTAGATTTCCGGTGCGCCACTGCTAAAGCTATGACCACTGTTGAACTTACGGTCAACTTTAGTCACCATTCCTCGTCCCTCTGAGTCAGACTTGAATGCACGGGGAAAGCCAGTAGCTTTTAGAAGCTCTGTATTCTCGTTATCAAGAATGATATTAACAGTGCAAGCACCATCATACTGCTCGTAGGTTCCCGGAACTGCGTCCGTAGCTTTGTAACCTACCTTGTCACGATTCTCTTTGAACACTTTTGCCCACTCAAGAACTGCTCTTAACTTAACTCCACGTTGTGCCATCTTTGGCCTCCTTTAATGTATGTCGGCATAGGTAGCGCCGTACTGCACATCTATACCAAGGTCTACGTTTAGTTGCAAGTGCCTATTTAACATTTTTATTGCATCTTGCAAAGTTTCTGTGTGTAAGTCTTCGTCTCCTTTTTTAACCACATTTATTGTCTCGTCATGAAACTGTCCAATCAGGTTAGGTCTTTCTGATCTATAGTTATAGACCCACCTGTCAAAACAGTATGCTCCTGTACTCTGGTTAAGAGTAGAGAACACATCCTTCTTAAAGCGTAACGTATGCCAGAACTTACTGACAGGGTTCTGCACCCACATCTGACTAGCAATACTTCTTACTTGCTGATCGTCTACAAACTCTGTTACTGCTTTGTTTCGTTCCCAATAAGCCTTAAGCAAACTTGCTGCTTGGCCCACAGACATACCAGTCTCTCTGGAAAGTTTAGGCGCACCAACACCATAGGTAGCAGAATAGTTTACCACCTTATAGTTTTTACGTAGTGCTTTTAAACTCTTCTCCCCACTGTTATGCATGTCTATTTGTTTCTGAGTAATGGCGCCAGAATGTAACGCCAGATCAAGGTGAGGGTCAAAACCATCTCTGCTCATTTCTTTAACATAGTCGGGGTCATAGGGCTGCATGTAGTGTCTCTTAGTTGTGTCTTCAAGGGAAGTCATGTCAGCACCACAAAGTACATGGTCGTTGTCAGGAGCAAGAAGACAGCCTCTTACTTCCTTACCCCAAGGCTTATCAACTCCCGGAAGATTCACCAGAGGCTTGCTGTGCTTGAAGCGTAGGGTGTTAGTAAGCCCTGCTATCTCTGCCTTAACGTAACCATCAACCTGACACTCTAAGAAGCCCTTGAAGATAGCAAGTCTGTGTTGAATAACAGTAAGCCCATCAAGTACACCTACCGCCTTATCCTGCCCCATAAGTAGTCGTACAGAGCTAGTAAGCTCACCATCTTTACGGACTTGAGGTATTCTTCTTTCTGATCCATCTTCTTCTTTCACGTACTTGTGTGTGCAGGGTTCCCATCCCATAGAATACAGCCAGTCTTTGACTTGATCGGAGGATTTAGGATTAGCAGGTTCAACACCTTTTACTACCTTTATCTCCCCCTCATATCCCTTGGGCATACCATACTCTTCAAGTAGAGCATCCCACTTGTGTCCTAGTTTAGATATTGTGCCATCCTCTTTGGTATACTTCTTAGGCTTACCTGCTACCTTGTACAGCTTGTTCATAGGCATAACATCAACCAGTTCTGCTATCTTCTGATCTTGCTGTGCTGTAAGGTCTGCTACACACTTTTCTGTTAGGTCAACGTCAAGCTTCCATCCACGCTGTTCTGCTGCTGCTGCACACTTCATCTTGTATGACAGGTATTGCAGGTACTTCTTTAGAAGAGGCTTGTCTTGTTCGTACACTCTTCTAAACTTAAAGATTAAGTCTTCCCATAAGTGGTAGTTGATCTTAACATCTTCTTCACACCTATGAGCATACTCCTCCTGAGTCAGACCTTCCCAATCCTCAATCACAGGTTTAGGTATTTCAAAGTCATCACCAAAACTTGCAAGGCCATGCTTGGGTCTGTCAGTGTTCATTACCCAAGACATAGGTAGGGTGTCATAGTAGTCGCAGTCAAGTTCTATCTCTAGTAACCTTTCAAGCACAGGAACATCATACCTAATAATGTTATGCCCAACTATATGATTCTGTTTAGCCAGTAGGTTGCGCATGTCATCATAGTCAAACAATGTCTTTACGTCTAAGGTATCTGGGTGGGTGTAGGAGAGGCAGTGTATCTTTGTGGGGTTTAAACCATCTGTCTCTATGTCAAATATTATCATGTACCCTCCGTTAGTATGGTTGTATCAGGATCGTAATAGACTGACCCTGCATGACCTAATTTAGCAAACGGTCTGTTTTTGTCAAGTATAAAGTTAGTAGTGTTCTGTAATACTTCATCATCAGTATCAGTGTCACGCTCAATCTTGATACAGATGATTGCTTCTTCTTCTAGTGATGCAGCATACTTGGTACGTCCATCGTCATTAACCTGAGAGATAAAGATCACACCAATATTCAACTCCTTAGCAAGCTGTGCTGC